CTACCCGCCGAACTGGGAATGCAGGCTCACCAGCCGCTGCGCCAGCGTCTCGGCGTCGTGGCGCATGACGTAGAGCGACGTGGTGCCAATGGAGATATGGCCGTACCAGATATGGAAGCCGTCGAGGCCCTGCAGCGACGCTCCCGCACAGTCGCGAATAGCTTCGGAAATCGTTCCGGACTGGAACTCCTCAACTTCAGCCTGGCCATGCAGAACACGCGCCGTGTAGAGGCCGGGTTCTTCCTTGTCTATGTGCAGTGTGAGGATCATGGCTTTCGGCCTGGCACCAGCTGGATCGAGCCCGTCCCATGCTCCCGCCGCGGCGAGATCCAGTAGACCCACAGACCCCGGCCCCATGCGCAGGCATAGATGATCGACACGGCGAAGATGCCCCACTGCTCAGCCTGCCAGCTGGCATAGAACCAGAAGGGCTGCCCCAGCATGCCGAACACCGGAGCCCACTTGCGCGAGCTCTCTCCCCTGGCCTGGGAGAGCCAGGCCGCCAGGGCGCCCAGCAGGGCAATTGCGATCTGATCGAAGCTCATGGCTGCATGGTACGTGAGAGCGGCTGCGTGCACGCCATCAGCGCGGCCAGCAGCCGCACCTCGTAGCCCTCGCGTCTATCGATCTCAGCCAGGGCGGCGCGAAGCAGCTCGAAGGGGTCTGCATCGTCGGCCAAGCCATCCGTAGGCATCGCGGGCCTGTCCGGGATCGGTTCGCGGCACTCCACGGGCACGGGAACCTTGACCTCTTGGATTTCGACACGCGGCACGGAGCCGCAGCCGGCCAGGGCCAGCGCAGCCAGCAGCAGGATGGCGCGCATCATGGCTTGGCCCTCCCCTTGAGCCAGTCGGCGCCCAGAGCCTGGAGCGCGGCGCAGCTGTCACCTTGCGCGGGCTGGCGGGACAGCGTGTAGTCGGCGCGGGCGTTGAGGGCGGCGGCCTGGCCAGCGGCAGCAGCACGGGCCGGCGCCGCCTCTGCAGCACGCTGCGCGGCCACGGCGCCCAGGGCCTCGGTGGCCTCGCTGCATGCCTGCGCGCCCTTGAGCGCGCCGTCACGCTGCTGTTGCATGCCCACCAGCTCGGCGCGGGCCGTGGCCGTGTCATCGCGCGCAGACAGCCAGGCCCAGCCCAGCAGCAGGTTTCCGGCTGCGAGCACGGCCACGATGGCTTGCGTGGGCGTGATCATGCTCCGACCCTCTGTAGGTTGCTCGCGACACGCCGCGCCCAGCCACGCCCGAACGTGTCCCAGGTCGAGAGGCGCGTCATGAAGTCCAGCCGGTGGCCGCTGTAGCGCGCCTGGATAGCCTCCGGGTCGGCGCGACGCACAGCCGCGAGGGTCAGCGGCCCCACGATTCCGTCATCGGCAACGCCGGCCGCGCGCTGCAGCCAGCGAATGGCCTGGCCAATCCCGGAGTTCACCGCGCCATCGAACACATCGAAGGCCACCCCGTGCGGCAGTTCATCGCATCGCGCGCGATCCCAGTAGTCGCGCCGGTATATGGCCTTGGCCTCGGCCAGCGTCAGCGCCTTGATGTCCACGCCTGGATAGGCGCGCTTGCTGATCCCGAACTTGGTCTCGCCGCCAGGATCCTTGGGATTGCTCACGTAGCCGCCCTCATGGCCGATCAGCCTCTCGAAGCAGTCATCGAAGTAGGTCATTGGTCGTCACTCCGTCGCATGGGGTGGCCAGCGCCATGCCAGCGCGCCACGTTGATCAACAAGCCCGCGAGCACGCAGGCCGAGAAAATGGTGTCGCCCACTGTGGTCCAGGTGCCCCAGAGGGCCGGCTGCATGCCCGAGGCCAGCGCGCCGGCCAGCAGCAGCGCGTACCTGGCGCGGGCCAGCTTGTGAACGCGGGCAACGTGGGAGTTGAGGCGGCAGATGCAGGCCCAGCCGATGGCCAGGCAAATGCCCAGGTTGAGCATCGCGAGCAGTTGGTGGGATTGCCATGTCATGGAGCACCTCCTTCGCCGCCGCCTGCCTTGCGCTCCAGCACGCGGGCGGCGCGCTCGAAGACCCAGCGGCCCAGGCGCGGCCAGTCGTCGCCCACGCCGCCCACCAGGAGCGCGATGGGTGCCAGCATCCAGTTGGTCTCATCGAAACCCAGCCAGCGGCCCGCCAGCGTAGCCAGGCCCACCGTCACGAGCAACGCGGTCACGTTGAGCCGCAGGAAGTACCCAGCAGCGCCCAGGCGCGCACTCGGGTCACGCCGGCCCAGCGCCCAGGCCGCGCCCACGGTGGACGCGATCAGGATCACGGCATACGGACCCACAAGGGCGGCCAGCGTCGGCCCGAACAACACCGAGGCCAGCGCGATGGCCACATTCGTCGGTTCCAGTTGATTCATCAGCTCCTCCTCCGGGCTGTTTTGGGCATAAAAAAACCCGCCGAAGCGGGTAATAAAATTGTTGAATTTTCAGAATCCAGGAGATCCACCAACAACCATTCTTATATTATCTATATATCCCTTTATTCCCTCTTTTGGCACGTTCCCCTCATTAGAGTAGGTTCCTGCTCCAAATCCTAGTCCCGCATTATTTGCAGTTCTTTGGACGGGGAGATTGCTGGTTACTTCATAAAGCAATACTCCATTAGTTCTCACTCGGAATTTATCGCTTCTTCTTGATATTAAAACCTCAACCCATTCATTCATATTCATACTACCTATAGGTACAAAATATGATATATCTGGCGCACCAGAAGTTTGAGAGCTCCTCAATGCGAATAACAGTTGTCCAGTGGATAAATAAGACAATGATATGTTTGGCCAAGAATAATTCAAACCTCCTCCATGGGATATGATGTACCCAGTGGAGCCGCCATCTTGGAAACCCTGTACAAAAACATCGCAGGATATTGAGAAATCCTTGTCATAAGGATTTATAAGTGCATTAGGATCAGTGCAAGGAACTCTTATAGCTCCAGATCCTCCGGAGAAGAAAGCACTCGCATCTCCTGTGGTCTTCTCATCTGTAGAAATAGCAACATCACCAACAGCTACAGGAACGTTTATCCCTGTGGAATCAGAGAAGCCGGTGCTGGTATCAAGATGCATTCTTAGCACCTCAGTGCCAGCCATTTGCTGTTTGAGCAAAATACCTTGATGACCGATGATCCCGCTCATGACCGCCCCTTGCTCAGAGTCGCCTGCCATGTCACTCCGTTGTCGAATGTGGTGATCGCTAGCAAATCTACAGCGCCGCTTGCCGTGGATATTGCGGGGGCGGCACCCTCCCATCGGAACGATGATGGCCAAGCGAGTGTGCGGGCCGTTGAGTCCTGTGTGAAGCGCAGCATCAGGCTTGCGCCGTGGCCGCTGCCGGGCAGCCCGCTGAACGACAAGCTGGTCACGTTTGCGTTTAGCGCGAGTGTGAAATAGTCCCCAAGCGAGCAGTCAACGACGACGGTCCCGGAAGAAATCGACAGTGCCGTGACTGTGCTTCGATCCGAGCCTCCACCGCCGCCCGAGATCTCTTCCCACGCAGCTCCGTCCCATTGCTGGAGGCTCCCCGACATGTGGACCACCACGCCCGCGACTGGCGCATATGCGTACCAAGTGCCACCCCGGAAGATCGCGAGATCGCCCGCGCCGAAGGTTGACCACATCGCCCCCGTGGCGCCGGCCGGGATGATGTAGATCGCGCCATCGACGCCAACGGGCTGCGCGGCTGTGGTCTTGCTGATGACACGGCCCGCGAGGATCTCGGAGCGTAGCGCGTTGTCGTTTGCCGGCAGCGAGGCCTGGTTTGTCCCGGGCTCCCAGACCGCGAATGGAAGTATTGGTGTGCTCATATCAAGTCGTAGTAAGCAGTCCAGTCAAATCCCCCCGCGACAAAGCGCGTGGGCGTGATGAGCGATGCAGTGGGCGGCTGCACCTGATTTGGGTTGTCCAGCGGTATCGAGAAACTGCCGATCACGGAATCCGTGAGCGTGTTGACGGCGAAGCTCACGCGGCCGCCAACACCCAGCACATCGCCCGTAATTGCCAGCCGTCCAGGCGTCGATGTCACTTCCAGCTCAAATGCCTCTTTCGCACCAGTGCCAGCGTCGTGCTTGTAGAGACGCACCGGCAGGTCGTGAAGGCAGATCACCCAGAGTTTTCCGCCGTGGACCACAAGATCAGCCGGGTAGCCGGCAGTGGGGAACGTGGCCACAAGCGCTCCAGTGGACCCGTCGAGCTTGTATATGCAGTTGTCTGCACGGCTCGCGCCGTACAGATATGACCCATCAGTGACCAGGCTGTTGATGCGTATCCCGGACACAGTGGCCTGCACCGCAAGCGTAGAGGGATTGAGCTTTTTGACAGCCGGCTCATAAGGCACCGACACCCACAGGCTACCGCCGCAGAGAGCCAGGCCCTGGGCATCTCCAGTGAACCCGACTTGAGCCTGGGCTGTCTCGTTGAGATCAGCATCCCATTTGCGCACAAGGCCATCGCTTCCGCCGTATAGGCTCGCGCCGTCATTGATAACCGTGAACAGGAACGGGCCCGCATACGCTGCCCTGATCACTTCCAGAGTGTCTGCACGCAGCTTGAACAACTGCCAGGATGCGCCAGAGTTTTGGGCGGCGAACAGATCTCCGCCCATGAGCTGCCCATAGGCTCCTGCACGCGCAGATCCGTACATCGCAATGCCGCGCTGGAACGTTCCATCGCCCACGGGCGTCTCACCACCAGGATCCTCCTCAGGCGGTCCATCGCCCTCACCGCTCGTACCATCTGTGCTGACCCAGCGCCACGGGCCTGCGCCTGTGATCGCATTAAGGGCAGCCACATGCACCCGGATTGGCCATGTCATTCCGCCGAGTTGTAGGGTATGCGTCTGAGCCGTCACATCGGCTGTCATTGACAGCCCACCAGCATCGGTCGCGTACACCCTAAATCCCCTGAAATACTGGCTCGCCACAGGCAGTATGTCTGTCCCGAGTCGATGACGCGGCGCCCAACTGGCAACGATGCTGCCGCCCACCGGGCCACCAGTCGCGGCGATGCGCAGCGATGCAACAGGCCACTCACGTTGCGCACGGCCTGCATACGTCATGGATTGAGGTGTAGCTGTCTCCACGGCTCCGCCAAAACTTGGAGCTCTATGCGTCAAGACGCGGCTCAGCCATGCCGATTGCGCAGATATGCGGCTCACGTCATCAAGCAGCACCAGCATCGCGCCAGCCGCGTGCGCCCCTGGCACGGTATTGAGCTGCCCCCGATGCAATGTGCTCAGTCGGTAGCGCAAGCCACTGACATGCTCTGCATCGCGGTACTGTGCGACCTCCCAAGACCCGTCTGCCAGTTGCAGCGCCACGGCGCCTGCACGCTGCAGGAACTGGGCCGCAGTCACGCTGTCCAGGCTGTCGCCGTCGCGGATCAGGTCCACGTCGATCACGTTTGTGCTGTCTGTGTACCAGGGGGACGCACTGGGCAGTTCGGCGCGCAGCCGGCCCATCGTTGCAGGGAAGCTGATGCCCAGAGCATCGACATAGGATGCTCCGCCATCCAGGCTGCGTTGCACCTGGGCGCCGCGCCATGCAGAGCGGTCGCCAGTGACTGCGGCGTAGTAGTAGAGGGCGTCATCGTCATCTCGCAGCAGTGGCACGTCCAGCACGGCCAGCACGGTGTCGCCTACAACGCTTGAAGGGGGCTTTGTGGGCTCCGGCAGCGGCACGTATCCAACAGTTGATGCATAAGCGCTGCGGCGGTCCACATGCCCAGTAATCTGCATCACCCCAGCCGACATTTCGATCCCGTCGATGCGCACGCGCCGCGCCGTGTCGCGCGGCTTGAGCACAACGCAATCGCCTGGCACAAGGCGCAGCCAAGAATCCGGCAGCGAGAATTTGACCTCGCCCTCTGCCTCGGACCAGGACACTTTGTGCAGCATGGCCGCTTTCTGTGCGGCAAGCTCCGAGGTCATCACCACAGCAACCTGCATCGCCGATTCTCCAGTGACGCGCACATCAGGAGAGACCCGCTCACTCGTTGCTTGCGCTGTCTGGTAATTGACGGCAGCACTTTGAAACGTCAGGTGCAGCTTCCTCGGATACTCAATTTGCGCTTGCCGCTCACTATCGTCAGGCTCTTCAACCATGTCAGCCATGGTTATTTCAGCGACAGATGCTTTACCTCGCTTGTGATACCAGATCTTTCCGCCATATTCTGGGCAGTCGAAGAAATACGGCGCCCGCAGGCTATTGATAGCGTCTGCTCCACTATAGCCAGCACTGGCCATAACAAATCCGTCCACCATATCAACAAGCTCGGACGTGTCGTAATTCTCCGGCCCAACGTTGCAGCGCTCACTGATGGAAGTCACTATCTCATGCAATGGCACTGGAGAAATTTTCACCGTTGTCCCGCCAGCCTCGACAGCCTCTTCAGTCAGCACATTTGCGCCCCATGACCATTCCGGCGGGTACTGAGGGATATCCATGTGCATCGTGAATAATTTCTCGTCTTCATCAAGAAATAACCCATAAAGCGGGTCGCCTGACAGAACTACATCAGCAGAATTTGCAGGTGTATATATCTTTGTTGAATCAATTGCCTGCCATGTTAAATGGAATTGCCCTCCAGAAGGAGGAGTACACCTCATTCCAACAACGCAAATATCGGATCTGTTTTGATGTCGAAATTGAATGCAATGGTACAGCCTATTATCTGCAGAAGCATCTCCTGAAAAATTGTAGACCTCTAGGCCGTTTATCTCTATATAGAAAGTCGCATTAACAGCCGGCTGCCCAAATGTTGGCTCAACATACCACCCGATAAAGTACGTGTTATTTACAGAGGTATCCATAGAACTACCGGGTAGTCTTGCCGAAGCAAGATCGCCTCCCCCAGTAGTGCCCTGAACAACATATCTGCCTTCGGATGGGATCGGGTCCCCGGGATTTCCCAATCGGTTTGCCTCAGCACGACCAACAACGAACTCGTATTGAGGAATAGACCCGCGACGGTCTGTCACATCGTCGTCAATGAAAACAATGTATGAGCTTCCGCGATACGCGGGCACTTCGCCTGCGCCGTGAATAGCTTCGAGGTCTGGGTCGGGCAGTTGCTGCTCATCACCCTTGTAAATTCGGCAGCCGGCCAGGAATTTATCGTTGTCGTCCTGGAACTCGGGGTCACGGGCGTCATAGACGATCTTGCCGTCTTTCTTGGCCATGATGATCCCAGCGATGGGCTCGGCAATGCGGATCGCATATGTGCGCAGCAGGGCCTCGGTCTCAACAGATGGGCCGCCCTTGCCTTGTCGCTCTTTGCGCGTGATCTTGCGCGTGCGGCCAGCGTCGATGACGTTGCCAGTTACCAGCGCGGTGCCGAAGACAACGGCACGAGGAGCGCCCTCTTGGGTTGTTTGCGCCCCCGTTTCCTCGATGCTTGGACCACGTATTGTTTGCGGCACCAACGAGCCCAACAGTGATCCACCGAGCCAGCCCCACTGGGCGCCAGCTGGGCCGCCGATGGCAAAGCCCAGGGCGGCGCCGCCAACAGAAAGAGCGAGTCGAGCCATTACAGAGGTCTCCGGTACACAGCAACGATCCTCGCGCGCCAGTCCTCGCTCAGCCGGTGCTCTACGACACGGCCATGCATGGAGTCGGCGTGGATCATGGTCAATTCGTCCGCATACGGAGCCTTGGCGATCAAGGCGACGTGGTGCGGGTCTTTGTCAAAGCGCATGACGACGACATCGCCAGGCAGTGGTCCGTCATCAACGGGGTCTCCCAGGGCCGCGCGCAGCCCTTCCATGAGACCGTTCTTGAAAGGCTCACGGCCATATGCACGCACGTCGGGCACATCGATGCCGCAGTCGCGGTATGCGAGCACGCCCAGGCCGGCGCAATCCAGGCCTGCTGCCGTGCGGCCGCGATGTCGGAATGGCACGCCCAGGTACTTGCGCGCTGCGTCGATCAGATCGCTCATACGCTGGCCCCTGGGGCGTTGATCTGGCCCGTGTCGCCGACGGGGATGTACGGCTCTCCACGGTAGTGCAGCACCCAGTTGGCGCCGAACCAGTGCTTGCAGCCGTTCGGGCCATCCTTCCACTTCGTGCAGTCGGGGCGGACACGAAATTCATCGCCCGCTTGGACAGGGAACATGGCCCCGAAGGTGAGCGACAGCACCCCGGCCTTGTGCTCCTCGACCTCGTAGACGCGGCCCGCGTTTGCCCCCGTGACCCATCGCAACATGCCGGGCTTGAAATAGCCATCCGGCTCAGACAGCGCAGTGCTGAAGCTGACTGTGTTTTCCTCCCCTGGTGCAACGACGTGTGATCCCACAAAGAGACCATCAACCTCACGCCCGCAGTAGAAGAGCTGAGTCACTGTGGCGCCAGGGGTGCCTAGCGGCTGGCTGCCGAAGATCGCACGGCAGCGCAGCGAGTCTTTCTCAACCACGGTCTGCTTGAGACGCTTTGTCAGCCCCAGCATCTCGAAGGTGAACGACATGCCTTGCGACACGCGCACTTGGCCCAGCTCGCCGCGCGCCAGCTCGACAAACTGCGTCGTGTCCTCGAAGTTCACAAGGTAGCTGGTCCAGCGGGCGTAGTCGTAGGCGCCTGCCACCAGGTCGCGCTCCGATACTGGCACGTCGAACTCCGGCACAAGGCTTGTGCCCTCTGCGTTGTCCACTGCCATGTCCGAGCTGCTCACGCGCGCGCTGGAGTCAACACCCACGGCCGCGCGGTACAGCAGCGCACCCGTGCCGGCGTCAAACAACACGTCACGGTCCAGCGTGGTCACGCCCACCGGGTCAAACCCAGGCGCCACAGGGTCGATACGCACCAGCAGGCAGACAGTGGTGGCGTCGCCGTCCAGGTGCTGCTGCAAGGCAATTGGAATCACACGGGGCATGTCATGGCTCCGGAGGTGGCGGCGGCACTTCGATGAGCGTCACCGATCCATTGATGAACTTGTCCCCGCGACCGTTCGCGTTGTCCAAGGAAAAGGGTAGATAGTCCTGGTCGAACCTCACCCACACGTCAAACTCCCCGGACCAGGCCAGCGCAACGCCGACGGCTGGAGGCGCCGCGAACGTCACGGTGCCGCGCAGCATGTCGATCACCGGATCTGCTGGATCGTCACCAGCAAGCACAGAGGCACTCTTGATCGCGAAGCAGTTCCGCGTGTAGCTGACGCCATCGATGGTCGATACCTTGGCCAGTTGGAAAACGGTTGCGACACCATCCCCCACGGCAAAAACATCGTCATGTGCCGCATGGTCCAGCTCGTCTCGGAATCGGAATGCGTGCAACCTCCCCTGGCAGGTGAGGTGCATCTGTTTGATGCGCCGGTATGCATCCCTCTTGATGTTGAGGAATGGCGCCTCGAACCTATGCCGGGCCTGTGCCCAAAGCGCGTTGCGCCTTTCTCGGCCGCTGGCCAGGTCCACGATCTGTGTGGAGAACTCTGGGCCGCCCTGCCAGCCGAAGCCGGGACAAGGCCCCAGGTATGCGTCGAGATGTGCCATGTGTCAGCCCAGCCGTGCAACGGCAGTATTGGTGCTTCGGCGGGTCTGGTCCGCAATCTGGCTTTGCGTCCTGCGGTCAATACCACCGGGCACCGTGAAGTTGTTGACCTGGTTGAAGCCGCCACTACCGCCGAAGGCTTGGCTGTTGGGCACGATGCGACCACCACGGCCGCCCGTCATCAGGTACGTGCGTCCGCCCTGTTCCAGCAACTCGCTGCCGTTCTCGTTGACCTCGTACATCTTCCCGGGGGAGACGCGCCCGCCCACTGCGCGGCCGCCGCCGAAAAGGCTGCCGAAGAGATCGCCGAAAAAGCCAGTGCTGCCGCCCGAACCAAGCAGCCCTTTGCCTCCAAATAGAGAGGTCCAGGCCGACTGCGCAACCAGGCGTGTGATCTGCGAACTGACGCTGTTGAGCAGATCCGTGGCCGCATCCTTTGCCGACTTGGCGCCAGTGATCCAATCCGCGAATGCGTTGCTGCCAGCATCCGAAAACATCGTGTCGAACCGCTGCGCCACGAGGTTGGATTCGGCATTCAGCCGCTCCAGTGCTGCGCGGGCTTGCTCGGCTTGCAGGACGAGCTTCGGGTTGTCGCTCGCCCGCGCAATGGCTTCCAGCGCCAGTACCTGGGCCTCCATCTGCTTCACCGCAGCGCGGCGCGCCTCAGTCGCCTGCTGCAAGCCGGCAAGCTCGCCAATGGCGCCCAGGTTGCGGGCCAGGTTGATGCGATCCTCCTGCATCTGCAGGCGCGTAAGGATGTCTGAGTTCTCCGTCTGCTTCTGATTGAAATCTGCCTGTGCAGTTGTCAGGTCTCGCAGGCGGGAAAGCTGTTGCAGGCCAGTTGTGTCACCCTCGGCCTGCAACCGCTCCCGAAGGTCCTTGTTCGAGTCATCGAAGCGGATGCGCGCCGCCTGGCCGCTCAGGCCAAGCATCTCCAAGATCGATGCGTTCACGCCATTCAGCGAGCGCTGGAGGCCGTCATACGCCTTCGCCTCCTGAGAAGCCAGCACAACAGCCTCGGTCGCTGCATCGCGCTGCAGCCGCCCTTTACGCTCGATCAGATCGTTGATCTTGCCCTGGGCTGCCTCACGCTCCGTAGCCTTGGCCGCCGCAGCTTTGTACGCCTGCAGCTTGGCAATTTCCTGGTCAAGCAACGCCGTCTGGTTGCGCAACGCCTCTTCAGCAGCTGCGCGACGGCCGGCGTAGTAATCACGGAACGCGATCATGTTTTCGCCGTTCACCAGGTCGAGCATCTTGTTGCGATCACGCAGCAGCTCGTCCTCGCGCTTGTAGGCGTTTTCCAGGATCTTCAACTCGTTGTCCAGTTGCTTCTTGAGCAACTCGGCGGCGCCGCTCCCCTTCATGGGCGGCGTGTAGGTGAGCGTCTTCTTGGGCGCAGATGCGCCACCAGACGCGCCAGCGGCAGCCTGGGCTGCGATGCGCTCCCGGACGCGGTCGGCGAGAGACGGAGCGTTCCAGGACTTGAGCATGTCCTGGCCAGACTGGCGGGCCGCGTCGATGATGTCGCCGATGGCGCCGAACTCACCGCGCTTAGCCGCTGCAGCAATTGCGGCAGTGGCGCCGATGGTCTTGCCGACGTACTCAAAGCCGAATCCAACGGCCTTTGTCATGTCCACAATCTGCGCCAGGAACACCGCAGCGTCGTTCGCAAACTCGCGAATGCTGGTGTTGTTCTTCAGGTCTGTCGCACCATTGCTCAGGCCCAAAGTTTCCCGAGCGGCATCCTTGAATGCACCGATCAGCGCCGACACGGCGGGCAGGCTTTCAGCCACGACAACCTGCACCATGGCCGACAGCTCGCTCTTCTGGCGCGCAATCTCCTTCGTGAACTCGTCTGCACGCGAGATCTGCTCATCGGTCAGGCGGATCGCATTGCTCTGAGCCTCGGCCTGGTCATTCAGGAACGGGATCAGGTTGGCGCCAGACTCGCCAAACAGCGCGACGGCCACAGCGGTCTTTTGCGCGCCGTTCTCGTACTCGGCCAGCGACTTGGCCACCTTGTCGATTTGCTCGACGGGAGACAGCTGCTTGAACTCTTTCACCTGGATGCCGATGGCTTTCAGGCCCGATTCAATCTTCTTCGCCTCGTCGCCACCCTTGGCAAGGCCTGCGGTCAACTTGACCGACGAGGCCGCTACCGTGTCAAGGGCCACCCCGCTCAGATCTGCAGCCAGCTGCAGCGACGTGACGCGGGAAGCTGTGTCGCCGATCTTGTCGGCTAGGTCTTGGTACGCCGCAATGTTGTTGGCCTGCCGGTTCAGCACCACCAACGCCCCGGCGCCTGCGGCGCCAAGGGCGGTCAATGCGGCGGCTGCCACCTCGGCCGACTTGCGAATGCCGGTGCCGATGGCGTAGCCGAAGTCGTATGCCTGCTTTTTCGCCTTATCCATGCCGGTCGTGAACTGGACCGCATCCAGGCCCAGAAACACCGTCAGATTGCCAAGTCCACCTCCAGACATATCACCCTCTCTTTCGTCCTTGCCCGAGCTTTCGCACGCCCGCGCCAGCCAGATCCGCCATGGACTCAGCCGCCTCGCCCAACTGGGTGCGCTGCTCGGCACGCGGGTCGAATAGATCCACGTCCTGCAGCGTGTGCCTGTTGCCGTTGACCTGCGCCAGCATCGATGTCAGCTGCGCCAGCATCAGCTCCAACCTGCGCGGCCACAGCGGCTTTCCCCTGGACCGCCACAGGTTGAATTCGTACTCGCTCATCTGCCCGACAACAGCGAGCGGTACGCCGAGCGCTTCGGCCAGGTCGAGCTGCGCCTCTACGCGCCGGGGGAGCCGTTTCCCGGTTCACCGCCCTCGGGCACGGCGGTGCCCTGGGCCTTCGCCAGGATCCCACTGAGGTCGGCCCAGGGCAGCGTTGCGATGGACTTCACGTCCTCCTCGCTCGCCGGGTCAAACAGCAGCACGCCGTCTTCGTCGCACAGCACCTGCGCCACGCCATGGGCCAGGCGCATCTTTTCGCCCTCGGGAGGCTTCGCGCCATCCACGTCGGCGCAGGTCAGAACGCGCAGCCAGAGGCGCCCCCAGGCAGGGGTGTCCACCGGGACCGGCTTCGGGTTCGCGCTGGCCAGGATGCGGGCGCGCATCTGCTCGGCCGTGGTCATGGTCTTTTTCTCGCTCATGCAGCCTCCAGCACGAAGATTTCGCCAGTGAGGCGGATGGTCGAGGAGCCAGTCCACAGGCCGCCATTGCTGCCCTGGAAGCTGGATTGCTGGACATAGCCGATCATCACGATGGTGCCGCCATCCTTGGGCAGCTTGATGCGGATGGCCACCTCTTCGCCCGATTTCTTTGCGGCGCGGAAGCTGGCTTGCACGCCAGTGTTGGGCGCGAAGTTGTAGTCCAGCGTCAGCGTGCCGCTGTCGCCAAGGCCAACCTCGAATTCCTTGGCGGTCGAGCAGATGCTGGTGGCCTCGATTTCGTCGGCCTGGCCATCCTGCTGGTTCGCTCCGGTCAACTCGCAGAAGTTGGTATAGGTCAGCGGCGATGCTGTGCCGCCGTTGGCATAGGCGGAATAGCCGGACGCATCGATGTTCGCGGCCTCGAAGTCTCCCGCCTCCGGGTTGTCCACCACGGCCAGTTGCCCGTTGATTTCGGTCATGCCGACCACGGCAGCGATGCGGGCAACATCGCCCAGCACGAAGCCGTGCGCAGCGGCGGCGATCACTGCGGGGTTTTCCTGCGTGATGCCGGTGATGGTCTTCGCGGCGCCAACGCCCGTCGAAACCTGCAGGGTCGTGCCCTGGAACTTGAAACGCTTTCCAGCAGACATAGCCGCCTCCTTGGGAATAAAAAAGCCGCCTCAGAGGGCGGCGGTTGGTTGGTGATGGGAAATGGCCTAGTTGGATTGGTAGACCATGAAATCGAGCTGCGCCCGGTTGGTGTCGGTCTCAGCGTCGTAGGTGTCGCTCTGACCGGCCCAGGAAAACGTCGGGCCGAGGGCGCTCATTGCCGCAAGGATCTGCGCTCGCAGCTCCTGGAATTTCACCTCGCCGGCCTTGCGCGAATTGGCCAGGTCAATCTGCACCCGGTAGTCGGCTGCATCGTCGCCGCCGTCTCCGCATATCGTTTCGGCCATGCTCGCGGAGACAAAGACGAAGCGCACTGCGGGCCACTCGGGCAGCTTGCCACCAGACTGCAGGAAAGTCCGCTGGTAACACCGGCCCGCAACGATGGGGCCGAGAGCCGCTGTGATCTGCTGGGAAACAGATAGCTGTGTCATTTGCCGCCCTTTTCTGCCTTAGCTACTCGACGCTTCAAGGTTTTAACGATGACGTCCAGCGCCGGCCCCTTGCCCTCATCGAACGCTGGTCGCATGAACGGATTGGGATCCTGCTTAACCGTGCCGAACTCCTGCAGCTGTCCGACACGGTTGGCATAGCCATCTTTTCGCTTGCCACGCACAGCCACAACATGCTCCGACGTTAGCCGGCGCTTCGACTTCGGCACCTGCTTGACAACGATCTGCTTGGGCAAGTTGCCGCGCGGCACCTTCTGGCCCTCGACCTCGTAGTCGGCCGGCGCAATCGGCGCCTTCTGCTTGGCCAGGTTGCGGATGACGCGAGCGCCAGCCCCGGTTGCCGAGACTGAGGTCTTGCGTGTCATGTCATCGCCCAACGCCTCCATACGCTTTGCCAACGCACTCAGGCCTTCAACTTTCTTCCAGGTCTCAGCCATCGCTCAGGCCCTCGTTGCAGTAGATCTCAAGCTCGCGGTGCCTGCTCTTCAGGTCCACAGGCGGCCTGGTGATCGGGTGAGGCACGCCGCCGATAACCAGCCGGTCCAGGGCGGTCAGGCCTTCGGCGCCGGGCGCCCAGCGAGTCACAACCCGCTTATCGAGGTCAGCCAGGCGCTGGCCCGCACGCATCTGTTCGCGGCCCGTGGTCGGCGTCACCTCGGCCCAGAACTCGGCCACGACAGCCCAGGTCTCGACAACGCCGCCAGCACCGTCAGCGGTTTGCGTGGGGCGCTCGGCCACCACGCGCGTTCGGTATCGTCCAGAGGCCATTTCAGATCCCCCAATCGACCCGCGACGGGCGCAGGAAGTAGATGGCCCCCATGGGCAGGTCTGCCACGCTGATACCCCGCGCTACCGTCTCTCGGTTCTCGTCCAAGTGCCCCAGGATGAGCAAGATCCCGTTGCGCACATGGGGCTCGATCACCATGCCGCGCGCAACGCGCCTCTGCTCTGCCACGGCATCGGCATAGATGGCGTGAGCCTGCTTGGTGAGCATCTCTCGCGCAACGCAGTCGGCGACTTGGCGCGCGGCCTCAAGGGCGTCGTCCCGGGCTTCGGCAGCCGTTTGCAGAGAGGCAACCATGCTCTGCCTGGCAACGTCCAGCTCGGCCTGAGTTGCGAACACTCGCCGGTTCAGGTATCGCTGCGCAAGGGACTCGGCGCCTTCGAGATAGGGCAGCACCTGCTCTGCAGGGTAGTCAGGCTCTACGCGCAAGTGATGGCGGGCCTCTTCAATGCTGATGATGGTCATGCCAACGCATCCTCCAAAGTGGCGCGAGGGAATAGGCTCAGCGCCGTTTCACGCGTGGCGTTCACCACTTCAACGCCCGAGAGACGCGGCAGGATCCTGAGAAACTGTGCCGGCCATTCAGCCACGCTGTGCGCGTCGCCCAATCCCTTGGGATGGCTGCCATGCCAATGCGTCGCGCCGCCTGTGTGCTGGCAGTCGTACCCCAGCAGCACCACACGGCGCGCGCGCCAGTAGGCCGCCTGCGCCAGCACTGCTGCCCCACTGTTGGTTTTTGCTCCGTCCAGCCACGCAAGCTCCTGGCGCACACCTGGCACCTGCTGTGGCGACACAAGAAGTCCGCCGAACATTTGCCGTGCACGCGCCAGGTGCATACGCCACCAGTCGAGGTCCAGGGCATAGAGCACATCTGCCCACGGGCATCGCTGGTATGTCGTGTTGGTCACGAAGACTGCGCGGCCTTGCTTCCGGCCCCGCCACTGCCGCGCTTGCTTGCAGTCGGCTTCGGTGAGGCTGGGGCCGCTGGCGATGCAGATGACTTCTGACCAGCGGCCGCAGTAGGGTTTTCCTCGCTCGGCTCATCGGCAAGTACGAGGACAAGGCCCTTCTTCTTCAATGCCTCGGCTTGAGGCTCGGGAACACGGAAGCGGTCGCCCCGCCGGTAGCTTCCGTTATGGGTGAAACCCATCAACGCTTCAACTTCTTTCATGAGTTCCTCCAGTTCAAATAAACAGGCGGGGCCATGAAAGCCCCGCCTAGTTATCGCCCTGTGATCAGGACGATGCGGGCGGCTGGGGCGCCACGCCGGTGAATGCGCCCTTGACGAACGAGGCAGGACGGAACACGGTCAGCGCAATGCGCTCTTCGCACAGCACCGTCGCCATGTTCTTGACGAAGTTGTCGCGGTCCTCGAACGAGATCGACACGCTCACGTCCTCGCGGTCCCAGCCCTGGGCGGCCAAGCCGCCGCCGAATGCGCCCACCAGGAACTCGGCTGGGTCCATGGCCTGCGTCGGCACCACGTTGCGACCCCACAGCGACGGCAGCTCCTGGGTGCGGGGGTTGGTGAACAGATAGGCGTTGTCGGCGGTCTTGGTCAGCTCAATGGCCGCCCAGTCCAGCGGGCTGATGACGATGCCATCGGCCCAGTAGTCGGCCAGCTCGACCTGCAGCAGTGCGAGACGCAGACGGTCAATGCGCGTTTCCGCCTGCACCACGACACCAGGGTTCACGTAGGGCGTCGCCTGTGTGTAGATGCCGTCCATGTTCAGGCCGACGCCAGAGCCCTTGAGCAGCTGCAGCTCTTCCTTGAGCTTCAGGCCATAGCGCAGCCGGCCATCGATGTACGACTGCAGCATGGGCACATCGCTCAGCACCTGCTTGGATGCCGGCACCCAGTGCGCGATGGTGACAACGGGCACCTGGGCCGCCTCGAACGTGATGTTCGACTCCGGCTTTCCGCCGCTCGGGTTTTCGCCCACCGGGCCGGCGTTGTTGGTGAACACCAGTTCGCGTGCGAAGTCCACCGCATTCGAGCCGGTGCGACCCCAGTTCAGAAGATCGCGGATGGTCAGTCGGCGCAGGCCCGGGGCCACGATGCCGGGCACGCGGTCCGGGACGATCAGATCGCCGGCCGAGCCGCTGCCACTGGTGATGGCCGCCTGCACAGGCATGCGGAAGCTACCACGGGGGTTGGCAGCGAAGGCCTTGAAGTCCTCCGAGTCGGTGACCTGCATGCCCATGGTCTGGGGTTGCTGCTGGCCACCACCGCCGCCGTTTGCGAGCTTCGCCAGCAGTTGCTCGGCCGTGGCCAGATTCGCGCGCAGCGTGCCCTGCTCGGTGAGCAGTTCATCGACCTTGGCACGGGTCTCCCGGCTGAGCTGGGCGTGTGCCTTGATCTCCTTGTCGGCCTTCTCGGCCTGGGCCTTGATCTGTTCGCCCACTTCGCGCAGGCTGGTGTTGATCTGTTCAATGTCTTTTTCGATCGGCATGGCGATTCCTTAGAAGAGATTTTTCAGGGATGCGGCGAGTGCCGCGGTTTGGCTGAGGTCGGCCACAGGGCCGCGCTCGGTGGGATCGCCCTCACCGCTGCCGGACGGATCACCCGCACCGGACTTGAGTTCGCTGATGAGGCGCATGGCCTCGGTCTTTGGCAAGCCGCTCGACCGCAGAGCGGCCTCGACGCGTCTGGCGGCACTGGCATGCGCTTTCGCATCGCCCTTGGCCACCTGGTCAGAAGGCAAAAGCTCATCTGCAAAGCCCTGCTCGACAGCTGAGCTGCCGCCTAGCCAGGACTCCGCATCCATCAGCTTGGCCATGGCTTTCTGTTCCGCGCCAGTTCGCGCCGCATAGATGTCGGCCATCGCGGAATCAAAGGGCTCCAGCCAGTCCGCGATTTCTCGGAAGTCGTTGCGATTGCCGGCTGCGATCACCCACGCGTTGTGGATCATCAGAAAGCCGGCACGGGCGATCTGCACCGTGTCGCCCGACATCGCGATCACGCTGGCCGCCGAGGCAGCCAGGCCGAGCACCTTGACGGTCACTTGGCCCTTGTGTTCGCGCAGCAGGTTGTAGATGGCCAGGCCCTCGAACATGTCGCCGCCGGGGCTGTTGATGTTGACGGTCACGTCACCAGGGCCAAGGCTGCGCAGGGCGCCTGCAATGCGCCTGGCAGTCACCCCGTCCCCGGTCCAGTAGTCGTAGCCGATCACGTCATAGACGCTGATGCTGCGGTCCTCTTCGGACTCTTCCAGGGCTGCGCGCAGGCCTGGATTCCATCGCTCAAATGCACGCGGCAGGATTTCACTGCGCACGCTAGCGCTCGGGCGGCCCATGGGGGCGCCCGGCAGGGCTTTGATACTCATGATTTAGCCTTTCTGCGGCTGCTCGTCGAACCCAAGGAAAGCGCGCAGCGCCGCTCGGGCCTGTTGTGAATCCGTGGACTGCCCGATGGCGTCCAGGGTCGTCATGGCGGACTGCACTGTGAGAACCGCCGCGTTGCCCCCCATGGGCTCACGATCCTCCAGCTGCCGCACCTCATCACGGGTCAGGACACCGTTGTTCACCATGGCTGCATAGAAGGCCGCGCGCGCCGCGCTGTCTGCGCGCAGAAGCCCTTCAACGGCGAACTTCGGATAGAACCTGAGACGCTCTGCAGGCGTCAGCAAGTCCTTGCTGATGGACTGCTCCAGCCGCTTCAGCCACGGCCCCAAGGTGAAGGTCAGAAAGCCGATCATTTGCTGCTCAATGCCCGTGCCCCAACTGGTGGACTTCTCGCTGTGGCCCACCATGAAAGGCGGCACCCGGAACCAGCGGCAGATTTCTTCAACGCTGAAAGAGCGCGACTCCAGCAGCTGCGCATCCTTCGGGTTGAGGCCGACTGCCGCCACGTCGATTCCACCCTCAAGCACAGGCCGCTCACCGCGCTCCACGGAGTCCTGTATGTTCTCCTTGAATTCCTTGCGCTGCGCTGGCGACATCCAGTCCTTCAGCTTGTAATACAAGGTCTGCAGCAACCCGTCCTTGAATGTTTTCGCAGCCGTCTGGTCAGCAGCCAAGGCTTGGCCAAAGACCTCGGCGCCGTAGCGAATGGCGGAAACCCCGTTCACACCATCGATGGAAAAGCCGGGGATGTACCAAACGCGATCCCTCGGGATCACCCGCTGCCGCCCGTTTTCATCGGTGTATCTGTACTCCTTCAGGCCGTTGGCGTTGCGGGACCAGGTGAGCCGACTGGGCGCGAGAAACTGCAGACCCACAATTCGCGGTCCGATCATGAGCTTTTCACACCGCGCACCATCACGCAGCAGCATTGCAGCGACCACGGCTTCCCAGAACACAGATGCCGTGCTGTCCGCATTCGGTTGGTCGTGAATGATCGCGTGAAGCCAGTGGCCAGATGCCGTGCGCTTGCCGGTGGGCGTGCGCTCGTACATCGATAAGGGCAGCGTGGCGATGGTTTCCGAGATCAACCGGACACAAGCCCAGACGGCCGACAGCTTCAGGACGTTCTGAGAGGTGACGCTGACGCCACTCCCTGTGCTTGACGCGAAGATCGCGGCCATCCCTTCTGCATCTCCAATCGACACGGGAACCCCGAGCCAATCGCGTATTGCCGACCGGATTGGCCCGATGCGGCGCTGCTTTGGTTTCTTCATCGACCCACCTTGATCGTGTTGCCCAGGAAACCGCCGAGGCCGTTCTGAACTTCGTTTGTGATGCTTGCGCCCGTCGCCATGAGCAGCGAACACATGTCGTCAATCTTTTCCATGGACCGGCGCTTGTCCGGCGCGGCATTGAGGTTCTGGTCCCTGCGCGCAACCAGGTTCGAGGCGTTCCAGTTCAGCACCTGATCGTTCCCGTGCGCCAGCTGGCCGCTCAGGTAAGCCCGCTCCAGCTCCTGCATGGCGGGGTGATAGCTCTTCGGCCCCTGAATGAACTGCACCATTGGCACCCCGCCGCCCTTGAGCCGCTGCACCGTCTGGGCCGCGTTCCACCCGTCGTATGCGCAAGCCACCAAGTTGAACTCCTCCTTCACCTGCAGGATCTGCTTCTCGATTGGCGCGTAGTCGATGACTTCTTCACCTGACTCGATGAGCAGCCCTGCATCAACCCAATGCCGATAAGGGACATGGCCCCGCTGCGTGCGCGCCCGCACTGCAGCCGGCGGCACCCAGCGCCAGCCATAGGTAAGGATCCAACCGTCCAGGCGCCACACCAGCCGGAACGAGCACAAGTCGGTCGTACTGGACAAGTCCAGGCCGCCCCAACACGGCAGCGCGCGCAGGGCTTCCAGATCAACCAGGCCCTTGCAGGCCCGCCACTTCGTCAGGTTGACCCACCCCCCAGCGACGGAACTAGCCCGGTTCAGGCGCTTGATCTTGAATTCGCCGTGCGTCCCAGGCTTTTCCTTGGCCTCAATCGCCGCCTTGCGAATCTCAGCCAACAGGAACGGGTTAACCGCCAGCAGCGGGTTTGCCTTATGCCACGCCTCCTCATCGAAATCGTCGTCGGCCTCGGTGCCAAGGTCCTCGTCCTTCTCATCCACCGCGTAGTAGATGGCCAGGTAGTGATCGGCCTCCACGATGCCGCGCAGCACCTTCTTCGCAAACTCCCTCTCCTCGCTCCATGGCCCGGGGTTGTCGTAGCCCTCTGTCGTCAGATACAGCCACAGCGGATTGCCGCGCCCGCCAGCTGCGGACTTCAGCACGTTCATCAGGTCATGGTCCTTGTGAGCGTGCAGCTCATCGAGGACTGTGCAGGAAGGGTTCAATCCGTCCTGCGTGCTCGCCTTGGCGTGCAGGGCCTTGAACGTGCCCCCGTTGCTGTAGCTGGCAATCGCCTTCGCGAAGGCCTGCAGGTTGAAGGCTGAGCGCAGGTTGGCTTTCGCCTCAACCATCCGCTTGGCCACCTTGAAAACAATCGATGCCTGATCGAAGGTCGTGGCGGCCGTGATGACCTGAGGCCCCACCTCATCCTCGCAGCACTGGCAGTAGAGAGCGATGATCGCGGCCAGGGTGCTCTTGGCATTCTTCCGCGCAATCGCAAAAAGCGCCGTCGTGAACCGGCGCGTGCCGTCAGGCTTGCGGAAGCCGAACAGCTGCACCAGAAAGAAGACGTGCGACTCATGCAGGACGATGTTCGGCGTGTCCCATTTGCCCTCAACGTGCGGCAGCTTTTCCGCGAAATCGCACACGTCATTCGCGTGCCACTCATCGAAATAGAACGGCGCGCCTCGCTTCTTGCCCCGCTTCAAATCGCTGAGGAATCGCTGGGCAGCCAGACGGATCCAGATCCCGAAGCGCTTGCGGTTCTTCTTGTCTATCGCCTTGCGCGCATACGCTTCGGCAATCGCTACAAAGTCACGCGGCCCTTGGCTTTCGGCCGGGGCGCTGGCCGTTGTTCTTGAACTCATTTTCTGCAGGCCCCTCCCCCACGGGCTTGACCTTGCCCTGGGCCACTGGCGTCAGGCCAAAGTCGTTCATGAGGTTGCGCAGCTGCGACACCATCGAGGCATTTGGGGCTTCGCCCGCTGCATAAAGCTGTACGACCTTCCCGTGCAACGCGCACAATTGCCCCAGCGCAGAAATGCCGCCATCCGTCAGCAACTTGTTTGCGACAAGGATGGGGGCCAACCGCTTCCACTCCTTCACCGCGTGAGCGTTGGGAAGCCAGTCAGGCGGATCGGGCGCCTCGCCCAACGTGGGCAAATTCAGCGCGTCGGCGGGCGCATCGCGGTCCTTGCGGTCCGTGCCCGCGATCACCTTGAGGGAGGCGGGCTTTTTTCCGGGTCCTGGCATAAAAGCACCTCCCTAAAAAACGAAATTTCTATCTTGACCGTGCGAAAAAAGCGGTCAGGCCGCTCGGGTTCCCGTCGATCCGTCTGGACTTTTTCCCCACCCCTGCCTGTTGCGTATTTACAACATTCCGTTGTTTTTTAACAACATGCACTAAAAAGGTGCAAAGCCCGGTTTTGTTTCTAAAAAACAACAGATAGCAACCACTAACAAACCATCAATTGCGAATCAATCTCGTTTGATAGATTGCTCGCCATTGACTCGGTAGACCCACAGCAGCTCCTGCAGTGAGAACAGCACCGACACGGCCCTTTCGAGGGAGAGGCGCCTGCAGTCCTTGGGAGCCTGCTTGTCCCTTGAGACGAGCCAGCGGTAGCGCGCGTATGCCAGCTGAGCCTCGGCGTACTGCTGAAGCCAGCCAGGCAGTCCGCGCTTAACGCACAGATTGCGCTGGCGCTCGACCTGGCGCAGGAGGACGGAGTAGTTCATCGACTACCTCGCACCAAAGCATGTGAGCGTTGCAATGTCGAACGTGCGCGAACCTATCTGGCCCTGCCCCGCCTCCCACCAGCACGTCACCTGATCGCCATCGACCTGCATCACGATCATCTCGGGACCACCAGACACCAGCTGCACCCTGTTGCCGGGCCACACCTTGGCCAGCATCGGTGCGCGCGGCAGCTTCACCAGCTGCCCTGCGTCGAACGCGTCTGACTCCATCTCCTGCTCCTCAGTGGCGGGCCTCGGTGCCCTGGTGCGACGTGGTGGCGGTCGGCGCGGCGTGGGAGCCGGGCTGGTACGGCGAGGACGGCATTGCGTCCAGCTGGGACTGCAGCAGCTTGCGCTTGATGTGCGTGCTCATCGGCAGGACCACCGCAGGGTTCGGGATGGCGCTGGGGCTGATGGTGCGGTTGATCTCGGTCACCGCAGAGAACACATGGCCGCATTCGTAGTTCCGGCACTGAAAGATCGTCTCGCGGCTGGTGCTGGTCAGCTGCAGGCTGGTGCGGGTGTAGGCATGCTCTTGGCAATGCGGGCACATCATTCGCATGGTCGTCGTCCTCAGTCTTCAATGGGGAAGCCGTCGAGCCCGATGGTCCGCCGTCTCCCGCTCTTCGTGGCCCGGCCTGCAGCTGCTGCAAACCAGTCGCCCACAATCCCCAGAGCCGCGCGCTTGGCGGGCTCTGGGCGCCTTGCATCCGCGTGGATGCGTGAAATGCATGTGGCCTCGCTCGTCTCCATCACGACGACACGGGCTGGCTCCAGCTTCGTCTCCCACCATGCGCGGTCATCGCCTATGGCTGTTGTGATGAACCAGGCGGGCGGGTGGCCTGGCCTGGACAGCGCGCCGAGCCTGCGGTTGCGCAGGCGGGCGGCGGCAGCAAGGTGGTTCGGTGGCACCTGGTAGATCGGCAGGCCCGACACCTCGCACATCAGCAGGTCAAGGTCGATGAGCCGGTCGCCGGGCTGCATGTGCTGCTGGGCATACGTGGTCTTGCCAGAGCCCGGCGGCCCGATGACCATGGTCAGGTGGCATGCCGCTGGCTTCAGCCAGGTCGGGTAGAACGAGGGCTGCAGCATGCTCAGCTCCCGCTCTGTCTTCTCCTTGTGGCAGGGGATGCACAGTCCCTGCAGATTGCTCCAGTCGTCTGAGCCGCCCTTGTGCAGCGGCACGATGTGGTCCAGCTGATCCCATTCGCGTACGAAGCCCCTGGCCTGGCACGCCACGCACAGCGGCTGGAATCGCCGGTACTGCTCGCGGCGCTGCTGCAGTGCCCGTCCGCGCAACCGCTTCTTTGCTGTGCTGCTCTCACTCCATCCCATAAGGGAGCCTCCATAGGACTACAGGGCTTGGTCTGGCCCTGCTGAAGGCTGCCTGCGCTGTCCAGCACCACAGCTCACGGTTAAGAGGACCCGCACGCCTCCAGGGAGCGCGCGGCCCCGGCTGGCTCGGGGGATGGCCAACAAATGGAGGGCGGTAGGATGCGGTCCATCCCACCAACGAGAGAGGACACCGTGAAAACGCTACTCATGGCCGCGCTCATCTGCTCAAGCGCAGCAGCTTTGGCCGAACCCATCGCATACAGGGGCTTGCCTCTGGGCAGCTCAAAGGCCGAGCTTCTGAAGCAGTACCCCGATTTGGTCTGCAAGCCTTCGCCCACTATGTCCACGATGCTGGGCCAGGAAACCTGCAAGACAGAAGGCATGTACACGCCCACAGAAAGCGCCCGCCCCCTCTTCAGCTACGGAGGGAGGCCGGTAGCGCGCCCGACGTTCTACTTGATCGATGGCCGCTTTGAATCGTTCACGGCGGCGTTTTCTCCAGCGAACTACACGGCGATCCGCAACGCTCTTGAAGAAGCGCATGGCGCCGGCAAGGAGCGCACAGCAACGCTCCAGACGATGGGCGGCGCCAGCATCGAATCCAAGCGCTGGAGTCAGGCTGTGTCGGGCGGCACATTCGCCCTGTTGGAACACGGGACAAGCATCGACTTTGGCGCCTTGCAAATCTCGTCGGATCGCTACCTGGAGTATTCGCAACGCAAGCGAACTGGGGACCCAAAGGAGGGGGCAAAGGACCTGTAAAAGCAAAAGCCCGCTGGCGAACCTAGCGGGCTTTTTTCTGGGCGAACTCCTCCATCGAATCTGTGTCTTGCCAGGCTCACCGCCTGGGGACGTTTCCGATGTGAGGAAGGCGGTTTATTTGCGCCTGCGCTCTAGGGACGCAGTATACATCACCCTTTCCCGGCTGCAACCACCTTCAGCCCCTTCATGCGCTTGAGCGCGGCGACGGTGCCAGAGCGTGCGCGGTCCACATGCTCTGCGATGTGCTCGGAGATCAGAAGGCCCTCGGCTTCGTGCGGCACGTCGCGGGTGCCGAACCCTTTGCAGGTCTCGCAGATCGCCATCTCGCCCAGCTTGACCCCGCCACAGCCTGGGCACTTGCGGTCGCACCACCAGAGCAGCACGTCGGTCAGCTTGGCGCGGGCGTCCTTGATGCCCTGCGCCAGCACCCAGGGCAGGAACCCGGCGTGCGCGTCCACCAGGCGGGCGTACTGCGGCAGGCCGCGCAGGATCTCCATGCGGCGCTCCATGTGCCAACGGCCCTCGGCCACGCGGGCGCCCACCATGTCGAGACGGCCCCGGCTCTTGCGGGGCATCTGTTCGGCTACGCGCTGCAGCTGCTCGTCGGTCAGCGGGCGCGGCTTCTCGCGGCGGTCCCATTCGCAGATCAGCTGCTGGACCAACCGGCCCAGGCCTGCGCGCTGGATGCCGGCGGCGATCAGGTAGTCCGCGTCGCCGCGCTTCTCCAGATCGACGGACAGGTCGCTGCTGGTGCTGGCGCTGGTCAAGCGCTCTGCGACGGTGGGCCGCTCAGCGGCTGCGGGCTTGGTTGGTGCGTCGATGTTCATGCGGTCCTCTTGTGGTTGGTGTTTTCGTTGTGGCCAGCGCCAGCATGGCGGCGGTCAATTGGCGCGGCAGGTCTGCCAGCACCCCATGCGAGTCGGCCGCGTATCGTTGCGCGGCCGACCAGGCGTAGTGCCTGTCCAATTGCGCGAGCCGAATGCAGTGCTCCAACATCTCGCGCCTGTGTTTCTCGTAGTCCATTCATCGCTATTCCCTATTTCTGTTAAAGCCCTGTATTCACTTGAGGCAAGGTTGAAGACCCGGAGCAAAGCGCATACCACCCCTTACCCATGGGGCTCCATGGGTTCGTGGTACGCGCTAGAGGCAGTGGCAGTTAGCCCATCGCTTCGCGCCCCGTGGTGGCCGATGCGCCCCAACAGGTAACCCAGACTTACAGCCTCTGCATCGAGACCCTGCGCGCGCTCTAGGTACTCCACCCACGCTTCGGCTTGCACATCCCGGGTAGCCGATTTCTTGGCCCATGCCCCCGCGTATTGAGCCGCTGGCATGGGTTGCACATGAGGGCCTACATGGAGGCCTCCGTGCGGGCTTGGGACAGCCACCGGCGCAATGCCTGGGAAGCTCGGAAAGCACCGTCCTTGCGGTGCATGTCGTTGAAGTCGCCTTGCGGTGGCAGGAAGTACGGCAGGCCCGTAGCCTTGGCGGCGGCCTCACCGGTGCCGGAAGCATCGTTGTCGGCCACCACCATCCCGCGGTTAGCCATGCGCTTGAGATTTCCAGCGCTGAAGCAGATGTGGATCCGATAGCGCATGCGCAGCGCCTGCAGGCAGTCGCGCAGGCTCAGCCCGGTTGCATACCCCTCGACCCACCAATCCAGTGCGCCCGGGCCGCTGTTGTCGATGCAATAGGAGGCGCCGCTGGTGCGCTGCCCCCGCAGGTACTTCTTTTCGCCCCTCCGATCGATCATCTGGATCCCGACAAGGGTCGAACCAACGCGCATGGGGATACACAAGAGATTCGAGTCCTCGGCGGCCCACCAGACGCTGCCCGTAGCCTCGGGCCATCCCTTGGAATGGAGGTAGGCGTGCTGTTCATGCTTGCACTGGTGCAGGATCCATCCAGCTTTACGCGCCGCCTTTTCCTGATCCTGCCGTCGTTGAGCCTGCTCAGCCGCCAGTCGCGCGTCTCGCGCCTTCTGCTGGGCCTGCAACTGCGCTTCTGTCAGGGGCTGAAATGCAACGTCGTCGCGCGGCGTCCAACCAGCAGCGGTTGCCTCATGAAAAAGCGATCCAACTGTGACGCCAGACCCTCGAAAGGAACGCCAGGAGGCGCGAGCCGCCTTCGGGTTGTAAGAATCCGCGCGCCGGCTCCATTCGTCCCAGAGGTCGAAGCCGCTCTCGCCGATTTCGGCCTTGATGGCCATGCCCGCCATGATCCAGACCTCGCGGTCGTCGTGGTTCAGGTACTGCAATGCGTTGCGAATGCGGTCGGTCATGCGGCCACCCGCTTCCGGTCAGCGGCATTACGGATGTTGCGACTCACAAGCCAGCGGCGGACCTCTTCTCCAACTGGTGCGGGCTCAGGCTTGGGTCCGGAAGGCCCTACCCCAAATTTCTCGACATAGCGGTGGTATGCGCTGCCGGGGTTGTGTCCGCGCTGCAGGGCGTTGCCGAGCAGTTGGGCGTAGAAGTCGCGCTTGTACTCGGCGCTGAATTTCTCGGCCTTCGGCTTTTTCGATGCGCCCACCTCGACCACTTCACCGGCGACGGTTTCGACGGCGTTGTGCTTGGCTCGGACATGCCCGCAGTTGCTGCAGGTGTCGGTCTTGGGCGGCCAGAATGCGGAGCACTTCGGGCACTTGGCTGCCTCCTTTTCCTTGGGAGTCGGCTCCTTGCGCGGCTTCGTGTCTGTGCCCGGGCCTAGGCTTTCCACACCGTCGTTGAACAGCTTTTCCCAGTCCTCCTGAAAGCGCAGCCAGTTCCCGCTGTGGTCCTGGATCACGCAGAACTGCTTTCCGGCATGAGGCCTGGCTCCGCGCCCGACCATCTGGACATGCTCCGAAAAGCTCTTCTTCAAAGGTCGCGCAAGGATCACATGCTCGACGTCTGTCTGGTCAAAGCCCCGGCTCAGGATGGCTACGGAGATCACCACCTTGAGGTCGGTGTCTGGCCGCGCGAACTCTTCCAGCACCTGATCGCGATACTCCTCCGCATCCTCAGAGCTGATCTGCACTGCATTGACCCCAGCATCGATAAATCGCTGGGCCAGTTCTGCACCATGCTCCACGCCGCAAGAGAAGCAGATGGTTTTGCGGTACTCACCGAAGACCTCGTGCGAGATGCGCACGTAGTCCGCCACTACGTCACCCACGATCTGGCGGCCTCGCTGCTCCAGATCGTCCTTCTTCCATTCACCCGCCACGACCTTCAGGCCTTCGGTGCTGACCTCGCGGGCCACAAATACACGGAATGGCACAAGGTGCCCCTCATCGACCAGGCGCGACATGGTGATCGTGCTCACGACGTTCGTGAAATGCCGCCCCAGGGCAGGATGGAACGGGGTTGCGGTCGCGCCGATGATGCGTAGGTCTGGCTGCGCCAGCATCAGGTTGATGACGAACTGCCGCATGCAGGCATGAACCTCATCGATGAAGATCAGGTCCACTTTGGGCAAGGTCTTCATGCGCTCCAGCGTCTGCACGCTTGCGATCTGTACCTGGCACTGCGGCCGAAAACGCCAGTGCTTTGCCATCAGCACGCCGTGGTCGATGCCGGCACGGTCGAGGTGCTTGGAGAACTGCTCCACCAAGACCCGGCGCTCGCACACGAACATGATCCGAGTGCCCTTGGCCTGGACCCCATGGATCATGTGCTCCATGACTCGGCTCTTGCCGCCGCCAGTGGGAAGGGTCAGCACCTGGCGCGTGTGCTTGGCCCTGAAGCCATCGCGCAGGCCCTCAACGCTGTTGACTTGGTAGTCACGCAACACCAACTGAGACATATCAACTCCTGAACGGTCGCCATCACAGGCCGGCGACGTGGCCCATGTGGTCATGCAGACTCAGACGCCTTCAGGCGTGTGATTTCCCTGCGTTGCGCAGCCATCTGCGCCTTCATCTGCGCGTTCTCCTGAAGCAGGAAATCGCGGCTGCTGGTGACGGCGCGCAGCTGGGCCTGCAGGGACTTCACGTCGGCCTGCAGGGACGCAATCAACTCAGCCGCTTGCTGGCGGTCCTCTTCGGATGCGCTACCCAGGTTCGCCAGCGCCAGCGCCGCCTGCAGATCGGCTATCTGGTCCTGCGCCCGCTCCAAATCGCTGTACTCGGGTGGTGGTGGATCGGCGGGCTCCTGGCTGCTGGAGACCTTTGGCGCAGGGTCGTCCTCAAGCGGCGGCATCACGGGCGTCCTGATCTCACGCACGGGCTTGTCGATGGCCTGCGCCTGCTCGTCCTGAGGCAGCTTTGCAATCGCTGCAGCCTTGGTCAGCCCCATGGCGCCAGAGCGCACAGCTTCAACAACCTCAGGGACCGCGCTGCTCTGCACGGCCTTGGCCTGCTCGATGGTGCGCACACCGACGCCGGCAGCCTCGGCCAGTTCCTTGGTGCTTTTCGGAGCCTCCGCACTCAGTGCGGACCCTCCGTGCTGGTTGCTGCCGACAGGCCGCCACTCGTAGACGGCTGTGGTGGCCAGCGCCAGTTGCGCCTGCGTGACATGGCGCCGGGCCTTGTTCTGGGAGAGGACAAACTCGCGCGGATCAATGTGCTCTTCAATCTCGCGGGTCGGGCACTCGAAGCCCAGCTCCTGGGCCGCGCAGTAGCGATTCCACCCATCAAGGACTTGCCCTTCGTAGATGGTGATTGCGTTCTGCACGCCCAGGTTTTCAATGCTGTCTTTGAGGGTCTGAAACTCCTCATCGCTCAGCGGCGGGAAGGCGGCAGAAAGAGGGTGCTGCTGGAGGACGGTCAAGCTGCCCCCTTCTTTGCGCAGTCCACCTCGGCGCGCTCGTAGTCGCGCAGCCACTGCGCGCTCGTGAGTTCGTCATGGATGCCTTTGAGGATCTGTACAGCCTCAATGAAATCGGACTGCAGCTGTTCCACGGACTTCGGGGCGGTCCCCGGCTTGCTGTCGTGGCTGGTCATGCAGCCTCCCGCTTCGGCTTGCCTGCAGCATTCACGGCGCGCGCGGCCTGGCGCAGCTTGCGCAACACCTCTTCGGCCTGGGCGATCTCGCGCTCGATCTGGGCCAGCTCGTTGTCCGAGATCACGCCGTCTTGCATGGCCTCTATCACCGCACTGGTGATGTGCGAGGTCTCCAGCACCAGCTTGGACACCTTGTCCACGGGGCTGGCCAATGCGGGGCTGGCACCATCGATCAGCTCGAAGCGTCCGCCGCATTCCTGGGCGACATAGCTGGCCAGGTCGTAGCAATGTGGGGTCTTCAGTTCGCAGCACATCGCTGCGATGGCTATGCCGTCGGCCAGCCCCAGCTTGTGAGAAGCGATACCCGAAAGCTCTTTGCGCACCGAGTCATCGGACTTGCCGGGGAACAGGCGGGCAATCAGGGCTGCGCGTGCTCCGGGATAGTGGTGAGCGGCACGGCTCACGCAATCAACTGCACTCATGTCCTGCTCCTCAAATTTTGGACATAGACGGGAAAGAGGGGAACGCCGAACATCGCGGCCATGCAAACAAACACCACACCAAAGGGAGCCGCCATGAACCTCAACACCCAGCCTTTCCACGCCAGCACCAGGACCAGCGTCAGCACCAACGTGAACCCCGAGACCAGCGCGCGGGAGCAGACGTTGACGACGAGCCAACTGGAGCTGTCATGGAGAGCGGGGGAGCTGCACATCCGCTGCCGGTCGAGCCGGGTCGTGATGTGCGGGGAGCGCGAGCTGGCGACAGCGCGCGGCGAGCGGAGGGAGTCCTGACGCAGTGCCATAGTCAGACTTCCTTGAGAGATACGGCTGGCTGCACCAGATCGGGCAGCGGCACGTCTGATGGCCCATAGACATGGGCGAAGTCGATGGGCAGCCCTCTCGACTCGGAGAATTCGATGAGTTTCCGGGCTGTCTCGGGAAGGAGCGTTGTCTGACCCGACTCGATGTTGGAAACGTTCGCTTGGCAGCAACCCAGGCCGGCAGCAAGCACCTTTTGGGTCACACCAAGACGCTCGCGGATGCGCTTGAGGTTGTGCATGCCCAATTATGAGCGGCACTTATTTCAAAAGTCAATGAGTGCCGCTGATCGAGCTCGGCAGCGTAGATGGATACTTCTACCCATGGAAAAAGGGAGCCGTAAGGCGATAGTCACCGACTTGCACCGACAGGAGGCGCAAGCACTAAGGGAAATCTGGGACCGCCACAAGCCGAACCAGGCCGAATTCGGTCGAGAGTTTGGTATCGGCGGGCAGACGGCTGTGAGCAATTTTTTGCGAGGCAAGTCGGCTCTCAGCATGAAGGCCGCAACCGGCTTCGCAACCGGGCTGGGCTGCGATATCGGAGAGTTCAGTCCAAGACTTGCAAGGGAGGCCAGCCACATCGCGGAGGTGGTCGCAGCTTCGGACCCGTCGAACCCAAGCGAGTTTGTCCCGGTCCGCCGTGTTGATGTGCGATTTTCGAATGGCCACGGCAAAGTCATCTACACAGAAGATGATCACCCACCCCTGGTTTTTAGACGCGATTTCCTGAACTCGGTTGGCATACGTAACGGTGATGCTGTAGTTGTAGAGGCCGAGGGGGTAAGCAACGAACCAAAGATCATGGACGGATCCGCCGTTCTTGTGAATAGAGGGGACAGGGAGCGGCTCGCAGGCGACTTCTTTGCTTTCCGAGTGGATGGGGAACTCATGATCAAGCGACTTGAGCGGATCGATGGTGTGGGCATACTCGCCACTGCAGAGAACAGCAGTTTCCGGCCTAAGTCTCGCATCTACACGAAGGCTGAGGACTTTGAGATCATTGGCCGTGCTGTTTGGGTGGGCTCTCTACTCTGAGGAAGATCAATGGCTCTGAAGGCGTGCAAAGAATGCAATGGGAAGGTGTCCACCAAGGCGGCGACTTGCCCGCACTGCGGCGCACGCATCGGCAGCAGGACCTCAATCACCACTTGGGTTTTCGGCGGTATGTTCGCGGCGGTTGTTGGGTCCTGTGTCATGAATGGGGCTGACCGCGAATCCCGAGTATCTGCAGCGCAGGCAGAACGGGAGGCAGCAGAGGCAGCCAAGTCGCCTGAGCAAAAGGCTGCGGAAGCCAGCGTAAAGGCTCAGCGCGATCGAGAAATGAATATCGTTCTATCAGGCGCGAAACTGCTAAAGCAGTCAATGAAGAAGCCGGAGACATTTGAGCTGAAGAGCGCCATCCTGGTCGATGGGAAAACCGTTTGCTACGAGTACGAGGCACGCAACTCGTTCAATGACAGGGCGCGTGAGTTCTACGTGCTGAGCCTGACCGACAAAGCCACCGGCAGCGACGCATCAGTATGGAATAAGCGCTGTGCCGACAAGCAGGGCACCGATTACACGAGCGTCCGAGTGATGCTCTAGCCCAACTTCATCGCAGTCGAGAACGAACTACGTACGTTTCTACGTAGTTTTATTATCAGCGGCACTCATTGACTTTTGTATGAGTGGCGATGATAATTTTTCCCAGAGCAGCACCACGTACCAAGACCTCGGCAAGCGATACGAAGCCGGTAAGCCCACAAGGATGCAGAGGGCAGGTCCAGGGATGAACTCCCGCCAGCGAGGTGTTGCAAAGGGGGTGTCAGTTTGGGCATCCGCTTCCACCAACCTGTTGGAGTGAACGATGACCAGTACCACGCACCCACCGGTCCAGCGCATGCTGCTGCAGCGTGATGCGGCCTTCTACCTGTGCAGCGCGATCAGCAGCCTCACCTCGGCTGACTTGCTCCATGCGCTTTTCTGCCGCCATGCCGAAGGCCCTGAAGCAGACGCCATCTGGGATGGGCACTGGGCGCTCCTGCACCAGGCACAGGACAGCATCAGTGGCTTGCGCGACAGCGGCGGCCTCCTTTTCTTCGGTCAACAGGCTGCGCTCGAAGTGGCTAAGGCTGTCGCGGCATGACGCTCGACCGCTCGCACGACAGCATGGAGGCGGTTGCCGCCCGCGCCGCCAAGGATGAGGCTCTCCAGCTCCGCAGGACTGAAGCGCTTCTGAAGGTCCGCTTGGATGCGCGCCATGGGCGCAGCGGATTTACAGAGGGCTGGATCCGCTACATCTGCCGTGAAAACTTCCTGAAACCCAGCGAGGTACGGTCTGCTTGGCGTCAGGGCCGTGAACTGCGCGCCAAAGGCGTGCCCTGCATGTGCTCGCACTGCGGCTTCGGCGGCAATGGTCAGATCGAGGACCGCGAGCTTGTGCGTCAAGCATATGCCGCAGCCCGTCGTGAGCAACTCATCGCAGCTGGCGTGCCACCCGAGGTGCGCGAGCAAACCATCCAGGCCGAGATCGACGCGGGCGCCGCGTTCCAGGCCCTCCCCATCACCATCAAAAGGAGCACCTCATGAGCCAGGCCGCATGCCTGTTTCGTCTCGTCGCCATGCGCCGCCGCGCTGGCGGCACCCTGCCGCAGTCCATGGCCTGGGCCTTGGGCCTGCTCTGGCGCAATCACCGCGCATCGCAGCGCCAGCACCTGTAATCCCCATCGAGATCAACATGCAAGACAACCAGGCGTTCCGCGCCCTCTTCACACTGCCGCCCGTACAAACCAGCGCCAGCACAGCGCTCTCGATACCGGAGACACCCGCCCCAAAGAACGAGACCGGCGACCGCGAGTTGGATGCTGTGCTCTGGCTGCGCGACTGCATCAAGACCGCTCACCCGGTGTTGATCGACAAGGCGCTGCTGGCCTTCAAGCAGATCAAGACCCCCGCCAAGGACCTTGAGGATCGATACCGCCAGTACGTCGCCCGCGTCTCCAATGGCCACTTCGCGGCTGTGCTCATGACCTTCGGTTTCGCCGACATGGAGTCGCTCGCGAAGCGCACTCTGGAGCGGCAGGCGCGGAAGGATGAGGCAATGTCCCGATTCGGCACCGTGGAAGGCCTTTTCGCCGACACGCCGTCTGAAGCCGCATGCAAGGCTGCGCTGAAGGGCCTGAGCAAAAAGAAGGGCTCCACCTGGGAATACGACACAGCCAAAGCCGATGCACGTTTCCTGAAGCACCCAGCCCTTGTCCCGGCAACGCTTGCGGATTGCCTACACGCCCAGGCGTATGAGCGCACCCTCTATCGGCTGCGCAGTGCCAGCGTGGACATGGCTGGCGACCACTGGCCGGAGTTCCAGGAGCACGTCGATTTCTGCTTTCGCCAACTCGCCCAAATCAAGCCGCGCTCCAAGGCCGAGGCCCTGGCGGTATTCGATCACCTGGAGGAGCGCGAAGCTACCGACCGGAGGGAAGGTCCAGACATCATCCGCAACCTGATAAGCGGCGGGTGGCCCGCAGATTGACGCCACCAAAAGGCGAAGCCCCGAAGCAGGTGAGAGCGCTTCAGGGCTTCTAGATCCGAAACCCGTACAAGGAAACGAATCATGTCGAATGATGCCACGTTAGCACCCGCTCGAAAAACAGCGACATCGCGAGCGACTCAGAAGCCGGCGACAGAAAGCCGCTCGGACGTTGCCGCCACCGAGGCAGATGCCCTAGCTCGAAAAGCAGCTGCATCGCTGTTCTACGCGGTGCTGAACACCACGCACTGCGGCGCTGAAGAGCGCTATCGGTGCCCACACATGGATCGTGCCGGCGTGCTCCTGGGGCACCTGGAGGAGCCAGACGTCTATGAAGTGGACGACGTAAAGGGCCTGGACGCCAGCAGCATGGCGGACATGCTCAGCCACATCAACAACAATCTGGAGCTCGCCCGGGAGCAGTTCAACCCCGACGCCTGCGCCTCGGCTGGCGAAGCCGTCTACGTCTCGATGTTGATCGACCACGCAGAGGACTTTTCTGGGCGGCTTTGCGTGGCCTACGCAAACAGCAAACAAGACCTCGGCGAGTTGCGGGCCATGACGACCTACGCGGGCGCCAGGCCGTGCCAGACCCGCCCAATCCCGCCTATCCGCAGGGCACCAGAAGCGGCGCAGGAGGTGGGGGTCACGTACTCGCGCGCGCAGCTGGCGGCGGTCCTGGAAGTCGTCGCGGGCAATATGGCCACGCTGGGCAGCATCCTTGCAATGGCCTTGACGAGCGATGGCGAGTGGGAGCGGCTCAATCTGATCAGTGCAGCTCAGTCCATCACCACAAGCGTCGGCAGCGTGGCAGATCATGCTGTGGGCGACTCTGTGATCGGAGACATTGGCCGCTGGCACGGCGGCCCCAACTTCCACGACCTGGGAGCCCAAGCATGAACGCCGTTGCCGAAAAGCCTAAGGCCCGCCGCCAGGCCGGCGCGGTCGCATCATCGTCCACAGCAACGCCTGCAGTCCATGCGTCCGCGCCCACTTTCGAGGAAAGCTGCGCGCTGTTCCGGATGGCCTCCCAAGCCCTGTATGAAGCGAGCAGGACCGATGAGCCCCATGGATTCAGCGGCGAATCAGACCGCCTGCTCCGGATTGGATCTGGTATAGCGCTGCAGGCATCGACGGCGAACAAGGTGGAGCACGAGTCTGCAGCCTATGACGTTGCGGCGTGCATCAATGCCGCGCGTCTCGTCCCGGGCGACACGGAATCAGCAGCGCGCACGGCGTTCATAGCGACAGCTGCCGCCGCACTTAGCCAGGTGACGGGGGATGCGCCTGAGCAGATCGTATTCACTGACGTAAAGCGGCCCCAGAAGCGGGGGAAGCACCCCTTCGAACCGACAGAAAAGGAAATCGAAGACACGCACTTCGATGCGATGTGCTGGACGGGATGTGCAAAGGCCGTCCTGGAGTTCTATGCCAAGCATTCAGATAGCGACTTGGTGCTCGGCATCAGCGATTTGGTAGCCATGTACTACCAAAAATCCGAAGCGGAAGGCGATGAGATGGGGCCAGGCACAAGAGGCGACCTGATCACTGGTCCACTGCCTGCTATGGGCGTGCGAATTGGCGCCGCACTTGAGGTTGTCTACAAAGTCAATGACGACGACATCATGCTGCATTCCGCCGCCTATCTCCTTGAGCGCGCGATGCACATCGCCGGCGGGGAGCTGCTGGAGGCCTCGCGAGATGGTGACGCCTGAGCAAACCGAAGTCTTCCCCGGCGTGCTGCGCCATGTGGAGTACCGCATGGCCGTCTACGTGGGCCAGGCCCAGGCCCTGATCGCTGCCGGCCTGGTCATGCGCCAGCAGCTGCCGGGCCAGGCTGGCAACGGCCGAGGCATGTGCACCTACGACGCCGACGGCAGCAAGGTGCACCGAGGCTGCTCACGCAGCGCCAGCGCTGGCCGCAAGTACATCGTGGCCAAGCGCTGCGCCGAGGGCCTGCTGATCGAGATCCGGCTGGTCCTCAGCCCCGAGCGCCTGGAGGCCATCGATGCCCAGCGCGTGCGCGCCTCAGTCTGCTGGCCCTTCCCTGTGGTCGTCGGCCACATCCCCAACACCCCCACGCGCCCAGCACCGCTGCGCGCTCGATAGGAACACCATGACCAACTCCGTACGCAAGATGCTCGAATCGAAAGAGGCAAAGCGGGCAGACGCCGTGCATGTGCGGTATGAGAGCCTGCATGTCGAACCCGGCTTCAACCTGCGCCAGCAGGACCAGGACCTGGAAGAGAGCATCGAGGCCCTGGCCCTTCACATCATCGATGGTGGGAAGTATCCGCCCCTTGAGGTGCGGCCCCGTGACGACGGCGGCATGTGGATCGTGGACGGCCATCGCCGGCATGCCGCCATCGGCCGCGCCCTGGCCCGCAACGCCCCGTTGCGTAGCCCCAAGGATGGCGAGGCCTGGATCCACGTCGTACTCTTCGAGGGCAACGAAGAGGACCGGATCGCGCGCATCATCACCAGCGCCAACAACAAGCCACTGACGCCGGCCGAGATCGCCGAGGGGTACAAGCGGCTGAAGGCCTTTGGCTGGACGCCCGCGCAGATAGCCAAAAAGGTCGGCCGCTCCGCGCAGCATGTGCAGGATCTGCTGGCCCTGGGCAACGCGCCGAGCCCGGTGCGCGAAATGGTGAAGGCTGGCCAGGTGTCGGCCACCCGCGCCGCCAAAGCCGCACGCAAGCATGGCGACAAGGCCACGGCAGTGCTGGGCGAGCAGCTGCAGCAGGCCCAGGCCAAGGGCAAGAAGCGGATCACGGCGGCCACGGCCGAGGCCCGCAAACCCACCCCCGTTGATGCTGATGGAGAGCGCTACCGCTGGCTGTTCGGCGCCCGCACGGCCGAAGAACTGGAGGCAATGACTGCGGATTCCGGGCCGCCACTGGACAAACCGCAGGACGTGGTCATGTGCGAACTGATGACCAACTACATCACCAAGGCCTACGCGGATGAAATGATCGACGCCGCCCGCGCAGCCCAAGCGGCAATCAAGAGCGGGGACGCACCATGACCTACCGCCCCAACCCCGAGAGCCTGGCCGCCCGTGTGCTTGGCTACCTCGCGCTGCACCCCGGCGCCAGCCTGACCCTGGCCGAAGTGGCCGCCAAGTTCGTGGAGCCCGAGGACGGACGCAACATCCACACCCAGCTCATGATCGCGTGCGATCACGACATGCTGATCTACGACCCCGAGCAGGACAGCTACTGCAAGGGGCCGGTGGACGTGCCATCCGCCTTCGAGAAGACGGCGGACGACGAGCAGGCCTCGCTGCTGGTGAAGGCCCTGGACGAGCAAGCCGCACCGGAACCACCCAAGCCCGCGCCGAAGCGCAAGGCAGCCAGCGCCACCACCAAGCCTCGGCGCCAGGAGGCCGGAGCACCAGGTAGCCTGGAGCGCATGGCTCGGCAGGCCGGCGTCTGGGTGCCGCTGTCCGGCGCCAAAAAGGAGACTGCCCTACAGCGCCTGCAGGCCTTTGCGGCGCTCATCGAGCGCTCGGTGCTGGATCGCCTGCAGGCTGAGCAACAACCAGCAGGAGGGCCAGCAGCATGACCAGGTGGGTCACTTTTGAACGAGCGTCAGATCTCACAGGGCTGCCTGTGACCTATTTCCACGAGCGCACCGGATCCTCTGGCAAATGGCCGGAGGGTCGCCTCTGGAAATGGTTTGAAGGCCGCAAGATGATCGATAGCCAGGCTCTGGATGAATTCATCGATGAACGGCCCAGCTCACCCAGCCAGCGAGGACGGCGCAAGAGCGCCGAATACACATGCCAGGCGTGATCGTTCGCGACAAGTACCTGCAGATCGACCTCCGCGCCCACGGCTTCGGCCGTGAGCGTCTGGAGCTGCAGCCCACGCCCGCAAACATCAGGCACGCCGAGCGCATGCGGGCCGAGATCCTGGGGAAGATCGAGCGCGGCACCTTTGTGCTTGGCGACTACTTCCCAGACAGCCCACGCGCCCGCGCTGATGTGCCGAGCATGACGGTGGGACAGTTGTTCGGGGAATGGCTGGACGTGAAGAAGCCAGAGCTGCAGCACAGCACCATCCACAGCTATCAGCAGACCATTGATAGCTATCACTTCGACGGCGTTCGGCGGGATCTTGTTGGGAATTTCACCTTTCGTTCCCTCAAACGCCTGCTGGCCAGGCTGCCCGCGAACCCGAAAACGTTCAACAACGTGGCCAGCGTGCTGCGCCAGGTGCTGGAGTACGGCTACAAGGCCAAGATTCTGACCGAGCCGCTGCACGAATCCATTGAGATGCGCCGGCGCCAAAAGCCCGAGCCGGACCCATTCACGCTTGATGAGGTGGAGGTGCTGCTGAGCAAGATGAAGGCGGAGGCCGCCAGGAACTACTTCGAGTTCGCGTTCTTCAGCGGCCTGCGCCCGTCCGAACTGATCGCCCTCACCTGGTCAAAGGTGGATTTGCGATCAGGCACTGTCATGGTCGATTCAGCGCTGACGCGCGGGCGAGTGAAGGGCACGAAGACGAGCGAGGTCCGCAAGGTAGAGCTGCCTGGCCGCGCCCGCGATGCGCTGGAGCGCCAGCGGAAGGTTTCGCAGCTGGCTGGCGGACGGGTGTTTCTCACCGTGGCAGGCGGAGAACTGGAGAACACCGATATGCCCTTGGATTCATGGTGGAAGCCCGCCATGAAGGTATCCGGAATCCGTCACAGGGATGCGCGCCAGACGCGCCACACCTACGCGACCATGATGCTGATGGCGGGCGTGACGCCGGCCTACGCGGCCCGGCAGATGGGGCACGGCATTGAGATGTTCCTGCGTACCTACTCGAAGTGGATCGACGGTGCGGACAAGGGCGCCGAGCAGCGAAAGCTGGACTCGTTCATCAGCGCCAGCAAGCCCAAAGCTGGGACACAGACTGGGACATGA